GGAGATGACAGTCCCACACCCACGGTGTGGAGTCCATAGTCTTCAGACGAAGGACTATCATCGTTATGGGCTGCGAAGAGCGCAGCACTTCGCTTGATGACCGTCCGAAACTGGCGGGGTGGTCTCTCGCTTAGACCTCACCCACCCACCTACCTAGGGGAAAGCCACGGGAGAAAAGCCAAAGCCAAAGCCAAAACCCTAAGAAAAAAACCAGGACTTAAATTAAAAAAAGCCAAAGCCTTTCGAGCATAGGTCTAAGGGGAAAAGCCATCGCCTCTCTTTATTTTTGAGGCTTAAAAGAAAAAGCCTTTTTAATTTGGAGAAAAGAATTTGGTGCTGGGTATTCCAGCAAAATGGGTGAGCCTGGACCCCTGATAGGGGTGCCTGATATGGTAGGTTAAACCTGGCATATCGGCGACACGTCAGATGCGCCACGCCTGACACCATAGCGGAGGCCTAAAACCCCAGTGATATCAGCTACTTAGGGCGCAAAGCTGTACCTCTGCTACCAGGGTGCGCTATAATGGGCTTGTCCCCGCTTGGGGATGGCACTGTTTTATCTAAAAAAAGAACAAGGATAATTTTCAAGTAGATAAAAGAGAGCCCCATTTTCCCGGCAATTTCGCCACAAAATTCCACTCAACAGGAAACAACAAAATGTCTAACATTCACTTTCAAACCCTCTCGCTTGCCCTCCAGGCACAAATAGATTCTCCAGAAGCTCCGCCCGTTTGTATGGTTGGCCGTGCTGGAACTGGTAAGAATCGTGGCGGTGTAGAACTTGCCGCGAAGCAACTAGAAAAGAACTATGTCCATGTGGCAGTGCCTCGCCACGATCCGGCAGAATTCAATGGTTATCCCTACGTAGATACCGAGCGTGGCTCCATGAGATTCTATGCTCCGGATTGGGCCGTTCAGGTAAACAAGTTGGGCCCTAAGAATTGCATCGTCTTTTTCGATGAGGCTTCCGATGGTACACGAATGACCCAAGCAGCAATGCACGGTTTGCTAACTGATGGAACTGTTGGAGATACTTCCATCAAAGGTGCGGCGATGTGTATGGCTATGAATCCGCCAAACATTGCTACAACTGGCGGAACTATCTCCCATCCATTCGCTACCCGGATCCTTCAAATCAATTGGGAGCCCGATAAGATGGACTGGATTCGCCAGGTCATGCAAGGCTGGGATTCCCCTCAAGTAAAGAAGCTTCCAAGGGGCTGGGAAAATACCATCGTTGCTTCCGCAAACATGGTTGGGCAATTCCTCCAGAAGTTTCCTCAACATGTAGAGATCTCTGAGAAAGATCTTTTGGCCCGTGGTGAGGATGCTTGGAAACCTGCGCACACCCGTAGAACTTGGAACCACTTCTGGGTTCTTCGTGCTGCTGCACATGCTTCTAATCAGAAGGAACTTATGTACATGATTGCCGAGGGAACTGTTGGTACTCCCGGCATTGAATACTTGGCTTGGGAAAAAGACCTAGAGTTTGGAGACCCTGAAGTCTGGCTTAACTCTCCACAACATCAGCACTTCCCACAAGATGACGACCGCGTGTTTGCAATTATCAACGCAGTCATGTCCGCAGTTCTTCAGAACAATACTCCAGAACGATGGGCTAAGGGCTGGGAATTCCTAGACTTTTGTCGAGGAAAGAACTTTAGTGACCTTGCTGCTTTGGGTGCTCCGATGCTCGCAAAGAACAGAGGTAAGGCGAAGAACATTCCACCCGCCGCGCGTCACTTTATTCCTATGCTTCAAGCTTCTGGCGTTGACCTTTCGGGAGGTGTCAAGTGAGTACAATTCAAAGAGCTACCTTATTCGCGTTTACATATCTTGCCCTCGCCATGGCTCCGACAATTGCCGTGGTGGTGGTCAACCATTTTGTAGACCCACATCATGTCTGGCTTTGTATGATGCCGGACTTTCTTTTCTATGGGTGGAACATTGGGTGGGCATTCCTCTCCCTCGGTTTCACCAACAAATTCTATACACAGCAGTGGATTGCTGGAGGTGCGAGATGAAGTGCAATCTTTGTACAGGAATTGCTCACGAAGATGAGGGCTATCTAATTGATGGAGAACTTGTCTGTTGTGGCTGCTATCAAGAAGAACTTTTTTACCGCCAGCATGGGGAAGAATCTGTGCTGGATGAATCAGAAGACGGGAGTGCGCAATGAACGCCGATAAGAAATATCTACACTTGTTTAAGTTCCTCACAGACCACAACGGATACCATGCTGGAATTGTTCCTGACGTTCTACGTTCGGGAGCTTTCAGGCCTACCATCTTTCCTAAGAAAGGTAACGGAGGGTTCGTTATCCAGAGAAAGTTTCGGGAGGACAAGAAACTACCTAGGACGGTCACGGCTCAAATCAGATGTTGTGGGAGATACCACAAAGTAACTCTAGGTTTGGACGGGAAGATGACTCTTCACGACCACACCGAAGGTGTCGAGGCTCTTCAGGCAATGAAGTTTTTCGGAGACGAAAAGACTAGATGTTTGGAGGTATTGGAAGCCTGGAACACTGTGATGAATCCAAACGACTATTACGACATGGCGGACATAAAGAAAATTATCCCCGCTAAGTTCCACCCGACTTTGAATTGGCTCGAACGTCGCCAGAACTACCATAGTTCTTACGGAGAAAAGTACCGATGTGCTCCTATCCATGATGCTCGACGGAACTATTCCAACGATACTTGGGACCGGTCTGGGAACTTCTATCGGAGCCCTCATTACCAGGACCTAAAGCAGAGAGTCCATGTCTATCGGGAAAAGATTATCCGGGATTACTTCGGAGACTCGAACCACGACTGGAAAGACTACTGGAACTTCCCTAAGGGCTGGAGAATACCAGAGGAAGCTGTGAAAGACTTCGGCTGGTTTAAGCGAGTCCGTTCCTTAGGTCTCCACGAAGCTCCGGTACTTACTGAAATTGGTATGTACTTCAGTGGCAAACCTTTGGTGATTGACGTTCTTGACGACGACCGTTCTTTCGTTTCGGACCTGGAAGAAAAGATAGTTCTTCTGGCTCCATCTCCAACCTGTAAACGTAGGCCTTGGAGGTTTGCTATCGCCCAAAAAACCGAGAGACTCGGTTGGACAATTACCCGATTCTATGGAGGCAACAATGGATAGGTTCAGAGACATGCAAGTAGAAAGGTTTCGTGCGATGTACGAGTTTCCTTTCTTTTCCCACATCCTCTCAAAGCTTCAGTTCTTTGTATGTGATGAAGTTCCAACCCTAGCCGTCGATAAAAATGGCCGGGTTTATGTGAACGTCGATTACTGGAAGAAACTGACTGTAGAAGAAAGAGTTGGTGTTTTGGTCCATGAGATGCAACACGTCCTTCGGATGCACTTTCGACGTGGGAAAAGTTTAGGCCTAGACCCAATGACCCTAAACATTATCGGGGACATTGAGATTAACGATAGTCGAAAGATGCGCGCGTTTCTGCCCAAGGGATGCATTTATCCGGAAGACTTCGGACTCCCGGCAAACCTTACTTTCGAGGAGTATGCCGCTCTTTGGAAGAAAGAAAAACCCGAGCGTCGTCGTGGACCAGGAGGTGATCCGGGTGTCGGTAACGGGGAATGTGGTTCCGGTGCTGATGGGCAGCCCAAAGACTATGAACTTCCAGAACCAAAAGATGGTGGTCCAGGTATGGACGATACTGACCTTGAGGTTGTGGGACGCCAGGTTGCGGAAGCTGTAATTGAGGCCGCAAAGAAAGGTTGCGGGGATGTACCCGGGAATCTTGTGGCATGGTCAAAAGATGTCCTGGAACCTCCAACAATTAGCTGGCAATCAAAACTTAGGGCTCACGCTAGGAATGCTGCCGAGTGGGTGAAAGGTCAGGGAGATTATTCCTACGGAAAACTCTCACGCTTTCAGCCCGGTGGGTCGGTCATATATCCAGGCGGAGTTACTCCAGTGCCTGAGATTGCCCTAATGATTGACACCTCTGGAAGTATGGGAGATGCCGACCTCCAAAAGGTTCTTCCAGAAGCTCGCGAGTGTCTTAGAACTTCTGCCGGTTCTACCGGTAAGGTTTGCGTAGTGGACACGAAGGTTCATTCTCTGAAACCAGTTTCAGATATTAGAAAGGTTGAATTCCGTGGACGTGGCGGAACGGACTTGCGCACGGGTTTCGAGGCTATCGGTAAGCTTCGTCCCCGTCCGGATATTCTCGTCTGTTTTACAGATGGAGATACACCCTGGCCAGCGGCTCCGCCGGTTGGGATGAAAGTTATTGTGGCCCTCGTGGGTCGCTGGAAAGTCCAACCGGAAAGAGTTCCGGCTTGGGCTAAGACAATCGATATCCCCTCAAACTAAACTTCTTTTCAACAGGAAAAAACAAATGTCTATTCAAAACACAATCGATCTTCGCGGCAAAGTCGTCTACTGGACTCTCGGAAACAAGACGGATGCTGTAGCTCTAAAAGCTGAGTTTGAATCTCAGGGACTTCTTAGGTTCGCGCCTGATAAGAACTCAAACACAGCATCCCTAAAGATTGCTCTCCAAAAGGTGTGCGGTTCAAGGCGGAGACTTGTTCGACCGCTTCCGCCTGGTGAGCGTGGGTATGCTGTTGTCACCGAGACAAAAGATGCTCAAGGAAAGAGCCTAGACCACAGCGTTGATTTTGATGCTGTTCTGCCCGATGGTGCACAGCAGCCAATCTTTAGGGACCCTGCTACCGGTGAGGTGATTAATCCTGCTGAGGAAACAAAGATTCTTCATCAGTATTTTCTAGAGCTAGACCGGTGCTCTTCCCACAAGCTTGGGATTTCTATCGTTAGGCTCGTGGACCACTTCCATGGGATTAGTCTTAGGCCTACCGGTGGACTTTACTGGCTACCAGAACAAGCGCTCTCAAGGTGGGATGCTGCTGCTAAAGCAATTGAGGGATGCTCTGGAGATAGCTCCAACATTATCTACTCATTGCGAACTGCCGTTGACGATAGGACAAAGCAGGCAATCATCTCTGGACTTTCTAGAGAACTAAATAAGGAACTCGCGGCTATGGAAGAGTCCATTATGTCCGATGACCTTGGGAAGAAAGCTCTGGAAACAAAGCAGGCCCGATGTGAGAAGCTGCGGAAGCGTGTAACTGGATATCAAAAGATGTTTAAGGTTGGATTGCAATCTCTCGACGAATCTTTGGAGCGTGTCGAGTCTGCGGTTTCCATTACTCTCTTCCAGGGTTGGGGCGTGTAGCTCTAACAATAAAACCCAACTCACTAGCCCCGACTTCGGTCGGGGCTTTTTTTTGTCTTGAGTTTTAGGTTGGCCCAAGGTGGAAAATAAAAACCTGGCGTGGATTCAGTTCGAGGCCCCGAAAATGTTCGTGAGCCTCCAAAAGGATCTCTTAGGCCTGTGCCCAGTTCGAGCTAGCTTAACCCTAGTTTGGTCCAGCCGGATAGAGGACTACGATAACCGGCCCCCCATCCGCCCAAGATCTGTTGATGATAGTCCTTTGCCTGGGTGCCGTGTATTCCGGCTCCCCAGTTCAAGTCTCATGGGGTTGGCATGTCAATACCCAATATACACTATCGAGGTGCAACCTACCTTTTCAGCGGATTAGGGGTGTCAAGGATAATCACTTGCCGCTTGTTAGTACATACTAGCACAAGGGGAAAAGGCAGGTACTACCTACACTTATGAGCGGGAGTGGTAGTCGCTTGACACAATTCGACAAGACACTATTACGTATACATAACTAGCTAACTAGTGGTGTCAGGGGGTGGTGGTTCATACACGGTAGCGGTTTACATTCTCTCTGCAAACGAGTTGTAAGCCACAGCGAAAACACAGGGTCTAACCTGGCTTTTGCTTAGGACTAACGTGTGCTAGTATGTGACTACTGACCTTGCTTGCCATGGCCCTGATTCCACATAGTTTGTGCTTGACACATGGTAGTGCATGTGGTAGATTCACTCCATGACTTCCAAAGAACGCCTACTCACGCTCGCAGATGAGGCCTCCCTTGTACTGGGTGTGTCTCGCAATGAAGCCATTGCCTATGGGTTGCGCCTGGTGGTGGCCATGAACCCCCCGGCTGATTCGGACACTCGGAAGCCCGAGGCCATCCTCGACGCGGCTGGAGAGCTAATGTCGTCGAGGGGGAGTTTCACAATGGACGACCTACTGGATGAGGTCTATGGGGAAGCCCCCATTTTCTCTCCTCACAAGGTCAAAATCTTTGCCGCGAAGCTACTTCTGGCTTCCGGCTACACAAGGCGGCAGTTTCGGCGGGGAAGCCGTCGCCCATTGCTATGGTTCAAGCACAGCTTGGAGGAAACATGATCAGCACCCGAATTCTCAAAGAAGCGCAGGGTTCCCCTGTACTCGATGCAGCACGTAATGGCGCTACAGGTAAGCGCTCGCGCCGGACTGCTTCCCTACGTCTTCCCCCTGAACTGTGGGAAGAACTCAAGCGTGCTTCCAAGGTCTTGGGAGGATTGTTCCCGGACAAGTACGTTACAGTAAACTCAACGGTAGAGTTTCTCCTTCGAGAGAAGCTCGAATCCTTCTGGTCTGAAGACTCTTTCGACGAAGAAGAGTAGAATGAAAAACCCCCGACTGCACCTTTTAGCGGGTAGCACAGTCGAGGGCCCAACATGGAGAATCAACAGATGTCAGATCAAGAGAATGATCTTTGCCCTTGGAACATCACCCTATTCCGAGAAGGCTTTACCAGTGTAGCCCCGGTGGCTACCACTGTCAAGGATCATGTTAGGCTACAGAGGCTGTTCGAGCAGCCACCGGTTCGCCCTCCCACATACATAAAGAAGACGCTGCCCTGTTGGTCACCCGCTCTTTATGCTCCAGGAGACAAGCGAGCTAACAATAACGTGACTGAGGTTACAGCCCTGGTGTATGACTTCGACCATGGGGAGGAATCCCCTGAGGTCGTATCCCAGGCAATCCGGAAGAAGGACATTGCCTTCGTGCTCCACACGACATGGAGCCATCGGCCAAGTGAACCCAGGTATCGGGTCATCCTATTCCTCAGCCGTCCCCTGAAACCTGAAGAGTATCCCATAGCGTGGGCCAAAGGACTCCGCCGCATCGGTTATGATGCAGGGGTTGACCGTCAGGCTCGGAACATTTCGCGGCATTATGCGCTCCCTGCCCAGGTTGATGGAGAGGAATACGTTAGCGAAGTACACTTGGCGGGAGTACCCTTGGACGCAGATGAGATCAGCAAAGAAGAGCAGAGCACAAGCGCACCTCCAAAACCTTCTGGACCTGAGCTTCGTCTAGACACTCAACTCATCCTGGACACAGGTGAGGTCACGTCTGTAGCTGCCCTACTCCAGGCTGGTGATGGTAAGCACAAGTGTACTTGTCCTTTCCAAGATGATGCTGCTCCTGGTAGTGCTTTCCTCCGCGTGATGAACGATGGGAGAGCTTTCCTCCAGTGTGCCAGCGAGAGGCACGAGCACGAGGGTCGCCAGTTCTGGCTGAAGAAGAAGACGCGAGGCAACCGCGCTCCAAGAAGTGTTGAGGATCGGCAGCAGAGACTCTCGGAGATCCCAGATGATCTTAGGTCTTATGCAGAGGATCGCCTCGCCTACAACGCAACCCAGGGTGTGTTCTATCGACACGCTGAGGGAGCCTGGCAGATTAACCAGCCCATCCGAAAAGATCCGCTGACCGATCACCTTGTCGGTCTTCTGCCCAAGGGGTGTGACAAGACGCACGCAGTAGCCCTCATTGACCACATCCTTTCGCGCCAGGTGTATGGGTTTGACTGCCAGTCTTCAAAGGCTCGGGTCGTTCGGAAGAATGAAGTTCCCATGCTTAATCTCTATGCTTGGCCAGACTTGAGGCCTAAGGCTGGTGACTGTCCCCGCATTGATCAGATCCTTGAGGTTCTTTGTGATGGCGACGGCCAAGCAGTGAAGTGGCTTACCCACTGGAGCGCCGCCCTTGTTCAGCATCCAGAGCGTAGAGCTATGGTTGCTGTTCTTGCCCTTTCACCTCAGCAGGGAATCGGCAAGAGTCTTTATGGTCGGCTGCTTGCTGCAATCATTGGAGAAGGGAATAGCGTTGTTGTGAGCAACAAGGCTCTGCGGGATAACTTCAACTCACACTACGTGACCAGCCTACTGGTGCTGGCTGACGAGGTGGGTATCGACAAGAAGTCTGCGGATGTCATTGCAGAGATCAAGGCTGCAATCACAGATGACCGAGTACACTGCTCGACGCCCTATGCTTCCAGGACAACTGTGACCAACCGCATGTCCTGGTGGCTTACCTCTAATAAGAGGCGGCCCTTTTTGTTGGAGCAGGATGACCGACGCTTCACCATCCTATCTCCCGGTGAGGCGAAGCCCACATACCGGAAGATGCTACAGAAGTGCTTCGACCCGAAGACCTCTAAGTTCTCCCGTGATTTCTATGGGGAGGTCCAGGCTTTTGCATTCACGCTCAAACACATGGAAGTGGACTGGCGACTGATTGCTCGGCCCTACGATACCGAGACCAAGAAAGAGCTACAGAATGCCAGCCTTGGAAGCATGGAGTCTTTTGCGTCTGAGCTTAGGAGAGTTGGGGCTTCTGAGGTGCTTTCGAACTACCCGCCGGGTCCGAACTACTTGAGGATCTCTGATCAGGCAGCGGCAACAGTCGTGCCTTGCGAGACCTTGTATGGGACATACCGTGAGTACTGCACCAAGAACGGTAAGAATGATGTGTGCAGTGAGAACATGCTCCGCCTGGTCATCCGTGACTTGCCTGGTGTAGCAGTCGTGCCGGCCCGGATTGGTGGTCGAAAGGTGCAAGTTTACAAGGGCTTGCCACGTCAACAGGACAAGGACAAAGGCAAGGTTGTAAGTATCGTTTCGCCTTCCTAGTTCTTAAAGACCCAAACCCTAAAACTTCCTCTTTATTTGATGTTTTTCCACGTCCTATCAGTTCCCCCCGAAATGGGGGAAGTACCTGGCATTTGGCCCAATAAGGGTAAGCGCGGCTTCCGCGTACCCTACAATGCCGCCAGTCTCCTCAACCTCGACTCCCCTCAATACGATGGAGAGGAGTGGTTGGGTCACGTATTCTCCAACCCATTGCTACACTCCTGGGTTCCTGACTTCCTCATGGACCACCAGCGTGAGATCCTAAAGAAGGCGCTATGCCGAGAAGGGTTCCACGCTTGGTCACCCCCAGGATCAGGTAAGACTCTTTGCGGTATCGTCTGGCTTGCTTCTCACCTGGGTGGGAAACTTGTGATCACTAAGGCGGCTGCCCGTGGGACATGGCGTGAGGAGATTAGGAAATACTCTTCTTTCGAACCAGTGCTCTTGACGGGTCAGGGCCCGAAGAAAGGGGAACCTCTTCCAACTCCCGATGCTCGTAAGATCTACATCACAGCTTGGGAGACGCTGACCTACTGGAAGGATGCTCTCCTTAAGATGAAGGTCAGTGGCCTGGTCATGGATGAGATCCACTGGGCGAAGAATCATAAGCGGGTGAAGGCAGTCGTCGGTACAAGTGGTCAGAGCAAGTGGGTTCCCCTGCCCAATACAGCAGCGGCTGCGGCTGCGGTTGCACACAGTGCAGGTGCGAGACTAGGCCTAACTGCAACCCCCATCCCCAATCGGCCCAGGGACCTATGGGCACAGCTCGACTTAGTTGAGCCTTGGCAATGGGGAACCTACCACAACTTCGGTGTCCGGTACTGTGCTGGATTCCAAGACACATATGGATGGAAGTACGATGGCCTCAGTAATACCGACGAACTCCAAGAAAGACTTCGCTGGTCCAAGCACAAGACTTCTCAGCGAGCCATCAACGCTTGTCTACCACCCAAGAGAAGGCAGGTCATTTATCTGGATCAGTCGGAACAGAACCGTCCTGCCGCTTTCAAGCGAGACATCCAACGAGCTTCGAGGACCGGTGACCGGGAGAGCTTGTTTGAGGTGATGCTCCAGGAAGCAGCGTCTCGAAAGAAAAAGTACATCGTGGATCGTGTGGTCGAGGCTGTTCGATGTAAGCAGAAGGTCGTGGTCTTTACTGGGAGACGTGCAGATTGTGACCGACTTGGGAAAGAGATTGCCTCTAAGATTGATGATTGTCCCATTTGGTGTGCGCACGGGGGAACAACCTCGGAGGCTAGGGATAAGATCCGCCATGAGTATATGAATGCTAAGGGTGGGGCAGTTCTTGTAGGCACCGGGGACGCCTGGGGTGAGTCCGTCAACCTCCAAGACACCGACCTGGCCCTGTTCGTGATGCTCCCCTGGACCCCCAGAGCCATCGGCCAGTGGGAAGGCCGCTTTGCCCGCCTTGGGCAGGAGAGGCCCGTCCTGATTGCCTATGTCATCGCCGCTGGCACCGTTGACGAGCACGTTGCAGAGCTTCTGGTGGACAAGTTGCCCGCTGTCGGTGAGGTGGCTGACGATGAGGTGATTCAGGAGGTTGAAGGCGCCTTTTCAGGGACTCAAGAGGACCTCCTCGACCGTGTATCGAGCATGTTTGCTGAATAAATCCTTGACACATGTCCGACATGTGGTAAACTCATTCCATCGCCCTTCAACAGGAGTACCAATGGCCCAACAGCTACTCAACGCTGGCCCGTCTGAACGCGGCTGGCACCGCATCGAGGGAGCCTCGCGCTGTCTTAGGCTTCATGCCTGGAGAGAGTCAGGTGCCATGCCCAGGCTTGAGTCCGAGCCCCTTATCAAGGGGAGTCTCCTCCACATTGGTTTGGCCCACTACTATATCCGCAAGCAGATCAAACTTAGTGGAGGGAACCCCGACGACTACTTCACTCCAGATGATGCTGTCCGTAAGCTGTCGGCCATCGGAGCTTCGGAAGCTTCAACTGCACACGCTGCTGCTCTTTGGAGGGTGTCTGTCCCCAACATCGTCTTAGCTCTACAGGCATACGAGGCTCGTTGGGTGAACTGTTCCTGGGAGCCAGTCATGGTGGAAGAAGAACTTCGCGCTCATATACCTAAGTATAGTCAGGATGGTTCTTTTCTATTCACGCAGCGCGCAGATTTGGCTGTAAAAGATGCAGATGGGATCTACTGGATTGTTGACCACAAGTCCTGCTACCGCATTGAGAGTAAGACTCTTCGCCAGCACATCCTTTCAGGGCAGTTCATCGGGTACCAACTCTTTGGACGTAAGAAGTGGGGTAAGGATTTCGGTGGCGTCATCGTCAACCGGGTGAAGTTGTCGCAGCCCTATGGATTTGACCGAACGGTCCTGGAACCAGCGCCCTCAGCGATCAAGCGCTTCGCAAAGAACCTCGCCCTCCAAGAGCATATGGTTGATATGTTTGAGGGTAAGCCTCCTATGGAGTGGCCCGCCGTCTACAGCGACCAAACTTGTTGGGGTAAGTACGGCAAGTGTGATGCTTTTGAACTCTGCCAATGGGGAGAATCCGATGCCGTATAAGGACAAGGCCGACAAGGCTGCTCACGACAAAGAGTATGGGAAGAAGACTAAGGATCTTCGTGTGAAGCGGAACAAGGCTCGTCGAGAGGCTATCCGTGAAGGGCGCGCATCTAAGGGTGACGGGACCCATGTTGACCACGAGATCCCACTCTCGAAGGGCGGTGGTAATGGTGATGGGAACACTCGTGTCGTGTCTGCCAAGACAAACCTAAAGAAGTACAACAAGGACAAGGCATGAGCGACGGTATCTTCGCAGTAATCTATGGCCCATCCAAGACGGGGAAGAGTACAGCTACCGGAGCTGCCGGAGCCGGGGGACTCTTTATTGCCCAGACTGGCGGACTACTCCCACTTAAGAACTATCTTGGGTTGGAGAAGGTTCGGGTACAGGCTGCCCAGAATGTGCAGCACGCAGGGGACATAGTGACCAAGGCTGCGGGGAAGGTGCCCACCATCGTCGTCGATGATCTTTCTTTGTTGACGGAGGTTACCGTTACCGAGCTTGAGAAGAACCACACGTTCGGTGAGATGTGGAGGAAGCTCCGCCATCAGGTCTTGTTCATGCGAGACGCTGCGCGGTACGCAACTTCCAATGGCACCCACGTTATCTTTAACTGCCACCAGTCTCCGCCAAAGACTTCTTCTGGGAAGTACGTTCGTGGAGGGCCCAAGCTGCCTGGTCAGCTTCCAGAACAATTCTCAGCCTTTGCCGACATCGTCGCTCGTGTTGAGTATGAGGAGACTGCGGCCCCATGGAAGTACGTTCTTAGAACTGGCCCCAACCCTGAGTACATCAGTGGTGACCGGCTCGACATTTTCCCCGACCCCGCTCCTATGAATTTGGGTGAAGCTCTTCGTGCCGCTGGGTACAAGTTGCCCCGACCCAAAGAGTTGGAGTGGATGGAACCTCTCGTAGACAAGACGAGTGCTCTTGTCCTTTCAGAGGGCCTTGAGAACTGGAGAGAGACTCTCCGAAAGGTTGGGACAAAGATCCGGGATCAACACGATCTCCGGCACGTTCGCTGGGCTTTGCAGGATTCTCTGCACCGAGCGGTAATCAAAAACGCGGGAGAGAATATCCTCGACCGCATGTTCATCGATGAACAGGAGAACTGGTAATGGATAACATCACTCTTGAACTTGACTTCACTGGCGTCAACGCAGCTTCGGGTGGTCTCGGCTATCTTAAGGCTGGTCTGAACTCGGCTACCATCGTGGAGTTTGCGCACTTCGACGACTCGAATCGTCTTTATGCCTACTACATGACAGACGGTGTTCGGCACCGCGACTCCTTCAACATCTCTTCTCCGAATGCTTTGCCATTCCTGAAGGCTATGCTGGAGAGCGCCAACGTCCCTGCAAACAAGCTGGGTGGAAAGTCGAAGATCCCGTTCCACAAGTTGGTTGGAAACACGGTGTACTTCAACTATGTTCCGCCCGAGATGGATAGCACTGGTAAGGCAGTCCAGGGCTCGTACCCCAAGTACACTTACTACACCAAGGATCGGTACGCGCAGATGCAGGAAGTCGCTGCTCTTAGCCCGTCAGACGTTGAGGTCGAGACCTCCAACGGTGGGGGAGCGCCCGTCGCGCAGGCTGCTCAGGCGAGCAAGGCGGATGAGGACTTTGACTTCCTCATGGACGACTAGACTCTTTCCGCTCTGGCAGATGGCGGTCCAATAATCTGCTTCCTGTTGACCACCGCTGGCAGACCGGGGGGAAAGTAGTCTGCCAACACTTCAAGGAGGGATCGATGAAGATCTCAGGGGCAAAGTGCGACTCATGTTCGCTGGGGGTGCACCTCAGGAAGGCGGATGAGTGTATGCCCGTGCTCGTAGAGACGCACGGCTCCGATAGGATCGCAATTGTTGGAGAGTTTCCGGGAACCCATGAGGTCTCGGAGGGTCGCCCATTTGTCGGCCCGGCTGGCCGAGAACTACAGGCTGCGTTGGATTCTATAGGCCTCCCCCGTACTGATTTTCAGATCAACAATGCTATCGCCTGCCGCCCCCCAGCAAACCGTCTCGACACTTTTATGGTAAAGCACTCTCGCTCCAACAAACGCCGTAAGAAGGAAGAGAAAGAGCTTCTCCTTTCCCCCGCAGAGGCGTGCCGTGGGAGGCTGATGATAGACCTCGAAGGCTTTGACAAGATCATTTGTCTGGGCTCAGAAGCCGCACGCGGGATCCGAGGTGGCAATGCCTCAATCCTTGCAATGCGGGGAGCGTGCGAAGAGATCGATATGCCCTGGGGGAAGGTGAAGGTGGCTTACACGCTGCACCCCTCGTTTGTTCTTAGGTCTCCAAAGTGGCAGCCTGTGTTTCGTCGAGACCTCGCCAAGGCCATCCGGTTCTTTGATGGCGAGCTTACCTGGAAAGACCCAGAGTTCTTTTTCCCGACGACAGTCCAGGGAGTAGTCGATGGCTTCAAGAAGCTGACTGACATGGGTGAACCTGTTGCCTACGACGTTGAGACTGACGCTAAGAATCCCTTGGATGCTCGTCTTCGGTGCATCGGCTTCGCTAACACCCATTTTAGTATGATTGTCCCTTTCCTAAGCATCGACAGGGAGACGCGCTTCTTCAGCCCAAGGGAGGAGGCTGCTGTTAAGGATATCGTTACCAAGTACCTCTCTGATCCCCCCTTCCCTTTGATGGGCCATAACGCCGGCCAGTATGACCGCCTGGTATGTGAGGAGTTCTTTGGGATTAGTCCTAAGCTTGCAGTAGACACTCTTCTATTGCATCTCCTCGCTGATAACGAGATGCCCCACAATCTCGGGTTCGTGACAAGCTACTATTCTGACTTCACAGAAGCTTGGAAGTCCGACCACACCGCAGTTGACGCTCGAACTGATGAGGAACTCCATACGTACTGCGCAAAGGACTGTGCGGTAACCGCAGCAGTCTCCAAGCCTCTTGCCCAAGAAGTTCGGGCACACAGGCAGTGGGATTTGATTAGCCGAGAGCACCATCTCCAGTGGGTTGGCGTAGGCATGCAGCGATTGGGCATGTTCGTAGACCAGGAGAGGCTCCAAGAGCACAAGCATGCTTTCCAAAGAGCATTAAGCGAGAACCGAGCCCAAACAGAGAACCTGGGCCCCGAAGGCTTCAATCCCAACTCTACCCATCAGCTTCGTCGCCTCATCTTCGATGATTGGAAGCTCCCACCCGTCAAATACAACGAGAAGACAGGCGACCCCAGTACTGATGACGACACTCTACGTAAGATCCTTACAACGTATGACGTAGATGAGGAGAAGAGGGTGTTCGTCCAAGCTGTTCGAATGGTTAGACGCTACACCAAGCTCTTGAGTACTTACATCCGACCGCTGGAGAGCGGGGAGCTTGTACTTGCAGATGGGCGAGTACATCCTTCCTACAACAGGCTCCCAGCTACTGGACGGTACTCCTCAAGTTCGCCCAATGCCCAGAATATCCCTTATTTCCTGCGTGATATCTTCGTGCCCGAGCCGGGGCATGTGTTTGTTGGAGCAGATGCGGACCAGTTGGAGCTTAGATACATCGCTGAGGAAGCTGAGGCAGATCGTCTCATTGAGATCATTAATTCGGGGTTGGACCCCCACAACGAGACGATGGAGATCGTGTATGGCAAAGGTATATGGACGCTCGATGGCGCGCCTGAGGAGAGAACGAAGAAGGGAGGCGGAACTTTCAAAGCTACGCGCGGCGTTACCAAGAATGTCCGATACGCTTGGCAGTATGCAGCCAGCATCCCAACTATCCACGAGCAAGTCATCAGCGTCGAAGACGAAGAGGGCAAGCTTATTTATGCCCATCTCTCGCATAGAGACATCCGAGATGTCGTTAATGGCCTCAAGAAGGCCGACCCGGAGATCCCGAAATGGTGGGACCGGATCCGGAACAGGTACCGGAGAGAGGGCTTCATAGCTGACTCTCTGTGGGGACGGCGCCGGTACTTCCGAGATGAAGAGAAGATCAATGAGCTAGTAAACCACCCGATCCAAGCGGGGGGAGCTTCACTTATTCACGAAGCTATGCTCGAATTAGTTTTGGGTATTCCTGGCTGGGGGACCACCTCCAACACAGACATAGATGTGTCCCGATGTCAGGATGCCCTCTCTTTCAATTTTGACGCCCGCACTGGGTTGGTCAATCAGTGCCACGACTCCCTCATGTTTGAGGTGCCCGAAGAACAGGGCGAAGAAGTGGCCAAAGTCCTAGCTGCTGCCATGACCCGCAAGAGGCGGGAAGGGGCACGGCTTGTCTACACCGCCGAAGCAGACATCGGCATGTCCTGGCTGGAGGTATGATGAAAGTTTTCTACGCACACCCTGCGTCTATTTCCCCCCAAGGAATTGAGAGAGACACTCAACTCCTGAAAGAGGCTTTAGAGCTAAAGTATCAGAGATTCCACCCGGGTCGTCATGTCCGGGTCCGCTCGGGGCGGTCTGATCACCATGTCCACTACCGAGGAGATTGGGAAGCCTGGCAACAGAGCGTGGTCAATCGGAAGCATGTAACCACAGGCGAGCTTCTCTATGATCTATTCGCTGTGTCGGGGAACCGGTGCGGTAGAGCAACTGCCAACATCCTCCGACTCGCCATGGAGTCTGGAAGGAAAGTTATTTGGTGGGATGGCCAGAGCCCAGGTCGGTTCAAGAGAGTCTTGTCTATTCGAGTGAACGATGAGGAGGATTGGACTGGCGGCTGGGAGATCGTCTGCGACCTCCCAAAGACAGAACAGCTTCCTCTCCCATTTTCTAAGGAAGCAAGCCAATGAGCTATCAACTGAAACTACAGATTCTCCGCCTTAACGGTTGGAGCGATGAGAAACTCTCCGTTGAACTTGGAGAGAGTCTGGGGGGTGAGGGCCCCAGTACTCAGAGCATCTACCGTTGGCGGACAGGAAAGGCCCGGCCAACCCGTGTCTTCCGAAGCGCGCTGGACCGCTTTTTCGACCAGCATCAACCCCAAGGAGCAGGAAATGAACATCAAGAAAGTAACGAGTAATATCAAGAGCCCAGGTGGGGAGCCGTGGTCCTTTGACATAGGACACCTCAACCTTCTTGTCGGACCCAATGAAAGTGGGAAGAGCGCCATAGCTGAGGCTGTGCAGCTTGCACTGTCTGGGAGTGCTTATGGCATCTTCCTCCGCTCAGGTCAGGTGAAGGCAGGCCCAATTCTAGGCGACCTTTCATCTCCGGGTGAAGAGGATCCGATATTCGCGGAGGTCGAATACGAGGATGGCACAGTCTCCCGATGGGAGATGAATAAGAACGGCCGACCGAGGCACACTGGAAGTCAGGGTGTGGCCCTCCCTATCGGTGAGCTTAGGGCAGCCCTAGGTGGGTCCGTAGCCAAGGCTCGGAATTTCTTTGCCGGACATTTATTGGATCCGTTCTCTCGAAAAGAATTGGAAGCGGCTCTTCCTCAACTAGCGGTAGACATTATCGAAGCTTTGGACAGGGTTTTGCCCGACTACGGTCATCCAATTTCTCCGAACGACTTGGTAGAAGCGCAGACTAAATGCGGAAAGTACAAGCGTGAAGGCAAGGCGATGATCAAAGCCGCCGACACCGTTCTTCCACTGCTGAATTATTCTAGATCAATGTCTGCTTTGGACGAGACCCAGTGGATGGAAGACCTTTGTCTTTCCCTGAAATTTGAATGGCTGAAGAAGCAGTTCCTGAGTTCGGAGCTTCCAGAAGAGAAGGCGGTCCTCCAAAAGCTGGCCCTCACTCTGGGGGAGAAGGATAAACTGCGGAGCCTGGAAGGGTCTGCCCAGTATTGGGACATACTCCGGGATGGGTGGAGAACCGAGGTCCTCCTTCGAGCCGGGAACAAAGCAAAGCGCATCCGGACAAATGGCGAGGGAGATGTTGAAGTGTTTGGCGCCCTTGCTTCTGCTCTGGAAAGTGTCTTGTCCACCATGCTGGAGAAGCCGCTGGAGGAGTACTGCCGAAAGGTGAACAAGTTCCTGCCCAAGGGAGACAAGTTCGGGATTGACCACAGTGGTGCCCAGTTCAAGATCTTCCTGGAGCGGGGTGGGACTCGACACTATGCCCTTTCCGGGAGTGCCGAAGCCCGGACACTGGCTGCAATGGCGGCGGCCCTATCGAGTGATGGGCAACCTGCGGTTATCATTCTTGATGACCGTATGTGGGACAGCAAGAACCTTGCCCGAACAATGGAAAGGCTTGAGAAGTCTCCTTGTCAGGCAATCCTTATGTCTACTTTCAAGCCACGCGGAAGAGCACGATCTGGATGGAACTATGTCGAAGTTGTCCCTAAGAGCTATGATGGGAAGGATGAAGTCCCTGAAACGGAAACTGAAGCAGAAGGTCTTGGAGAGCGAGTCCAAGAGGAGGGTCTATAAACTCATGGAACACCTCAAGAAAGAAGCGATGATGGATGCGATCTCTGAAGTCCAACTGAGTATTGGGTTGACCCTTGTTCCTGGTAACGCTTGGCTTGATCTCTATGGAGAAGGGGAGCAGTTGCTCGTTCGTGTCCCTGCAACAGATGATCCCCTTGGTGATGTGGATCGAGTTCGGAGCGCCTGGTTCTCAGGGGCTCGGATGATGACCAACGACATGTGGGATTGATATGGCTGGGAAAAGACAAAGAAAACTTCAGAAGACAAGTAGGACCTGGAGAGTGCTCAACTATGCGGTCTGTGAGCCCAATGAGTGGACTTGCCGAGCCATAGCAGAGGACCTAGAGGACAACTTCCAGCGGATAACAGCCGCTGCCTCTTTTCTTGCCCAGAAGGGGTACATTGTGAAGGGGGTTCAGATTGGTAACTCCAAGGCCCTCTTCCCCACCCCGAAAGGCGTAGAGGCCCTCCACACAGCAGTCTGATCCTCCCCGCCCCCCACTCATGCCAGGCGCTCGCGGTGAGCACCTTAGCAGTAGGGAGCCTGGTCTCGCCGGGTGGGGGGTTGGGGACACAGTCAACCCCGGAATCGGACAGTTTTTGTCCGGGACCAGTATCCGGTCTTTGTTACCTTGTTGGTAGCCCTTGGACATAGGGCGGATTTGATCGCCGGCAGTCGCAACGGTCTGGGCTCCAAGCGTTTTTACTCTCTCTTCACGCTTGGGGTGCCTCCTTAAACTCTTCTAGTCTTGTACGAGTAAGTATTGCGGCAACAGGACATCCCAGCCCCTGCTCAGTTTGTGACTTTGCTGAGCGGGGGCTTTCTACAGAACTACTCTCGGTTCTCGATCATCTTAGCGATGTCTTTCTTGAGCTTGTCCTCTTCCTTGCTCTTGATGATCGTGTCGAGCTTGGCTGTTTGCTCAGTCAACTGCGTCCCAATCGTGTCCGTCATGCGGTCAATCCGCTTCTGCGCAAACCAGTTGGTGACAATCAAGTAGATGGCAAAGATGCCCATTGCTCCATACTCCAGCAGTGCGGTGACTACACTGCTGGTGGTATCGGATACGACCTGCTCTTCCATTACATCATCGGCTCGTCAACGAGCGTATAAGTGAAGAACTCTCCCCAGATGTCGGCGCTCTTCTTAACAAGGGCCATGAAGCACTCGAAGTCATCAGACCTAGCGAATACCTGGCAACCTGCCGACCACTTGTTGACATTCGTGGACTCAGTCCCAGCCTTGTGGATGTTGATCCCGTAATAGCCTTCGGTGATCGACTCCGGATCATGGTCAAGGATCTCATCCTTGTTCCCATCTCGGTAAACCTTTACACGGCCGCCGCGCTGGGTCAGGGCTGTGTAGTTTCGATGGGTTCCAATCTTATAGACTCCCCGGTATTGTCCGGGGACGAGGATGGCCGCCCCTTCTGGCCGCATAGGGTGGTCAAGCCAGTATTGTCCAGGATCTGTAGTCGCTTCGAAAGTACGAGTGATCCAACCGCTTTCGTCCTTGTAGACTACGCAAATACGGTCGTCGAACTTGTTGGGCTTGTGGGTCTCACTCCGAATACCGATGATATTCAGATTGAATTCCCCCTCGGTGAATACAGCGTGGCCCAGGGACTCAACGTAGTCTAGAAGGACTGGCTTCACTGACAATCCACTTTAAGCGCTTGGCACATCTTGGCCTGGTTCTTCATCATGGTCTGAATGTCCTCTCCAACAGCGTCTTGCTTGTTCTCAAGTTTCGTGACGCGGTCACCAAGAGAACTGAGAGACATCCAACCCCCTCCTGCCATGAAGACAAGAGAGAGGAGCCAAATGACCATCCTTGAATCTAGAAAATCCTTCATCTTAATCCCCCAGCACCATATTGATAAGCAGCGCCCAGCCCCACAGCAACTACTCCAACTGTGACAAGTGTCTCTAATCGCCCAAACCACCGCTGAGTTCCTGGTCTTTCAAGAAATGGCGGAGGCTTAGATTCTTCTTCTAGCTTTTTCTTATACCAATTCAAATCTGCTTCCAACAAGGTCGTATCGATCTTGTATTGCGCAGCTACTGCTTTTGCCCATTCTTCGGTTGCAAGAAGATCAGCGTATTCGGAAAGGGGGACAACCACTCCGGAGCAGGTAGCTAACGAGGAATTAGCTAGGGGAATTGGAAATGGTTGTCCCCGCCGCAGAGGATAAGTCTTACGACACTCGCCGTCCACAGCAATGGGGGCCTCGGGCCTGGGGATAGGGTCTTTTCCGATAGCTGGTGAAGATAGTAGAAGCAGCAGTGCAATCATCTGCGTCTCCGAGAGTTCCCCTTGTCGGCAAGATCACCGGCAGGATCATCCCCTTCTACATCTTTCCAGATTCCTTTCACTTCTTCTTCGAAAGTCTGTTGGATAGTCTCGCTAGCCACACCAATTGCAGTACTCGAATCTGGCTTTTCAGGCGCTTTAGGCGGACGAGTTTTCTTAGCGAACAACCAAGTAAGAAAACCGACAACAAGAGCAGCAACTAATGGCCAATGTTCTTCGATCATGCTGTGACCACCATCTTGATGACCACATTGTTCGTGGGACCACTCGTGCTAGCTGTAGCCTTATCTGTGGTCACCCAGAGGCTGACGCCTGCTGAATAGGTGTGACCGTCCCCCCATATGAATGAAGTCTTTCTCCCTTTTGGGATAAAAAACCTAAAATGGGGGTTTGTAGTTCCCGCAGTGGCCGATGAAGCGTCAGCAATGTTCAGGTAGATGCCAAAATCTGTGTTGAGCGTGTTGTCCGCTTCCAGGATGTATATTTTCCCGGTAGTGGAGCCCGTGATGTTGTTTTGGGCTACCGCCCCAGCCTTCGTTACGCAGGCAAGCTCATCAGCCAGGGATGTGGGAGACGTAGTCTGGTATGTAGCCACGCTTCTCTCCTAATACCCAGGCCCAAGAGCAGAGGACTCGCTCGTGGAGTCTTCAACAACGATTGTGACCTTCACTGTCCCATCTGTAACAACATTCGGCTGAGTGTTGTCGTTGTATGCGACGTTTCGAGTAGCCCAGAAGGTCAGAGCCTCTGCGAACTCGCCCCCGTCACCGATTGTGATGACTTCAGTCTTGCCCGTAGCTGCTCGAAAGAGCCAGTCAGGCTCAGTCGTTCCAGAAGTGGCGGTAAACCCATCCACAATCCGAAGATAGCAAGCAGCCGCACCTTGGGTGTTGTCGAGAACGATGGTCCGAATGATTCCAGGAGCACCAGTTACGTTCTTCTGGACGGTAGTCGTTACAGCATTCTCGTAGACAACCCGAAATGCAGTGGCCTGAGGCCAGCTAGTGACGCTCAGGGCCATTCGTTACTTCTTCCCCAGGGCTGCCATGGCCTTCTCAGCCGAATCGCCAGCAATGTATGCAAGGCCCAAGTAGAGCCATTGGGTAGAATCCAAAAGACCCTGGGACAGCAGGAAAGTACCAAGAGCCAATACGGCGAGGCGGCGCCAAGAGATTCGGGTTTGTGAGTCGAAAAGCTTAGAGAAAGCAGACTTGATTAGTGACATTCGATTTCCTACGAGGTGAGGATTTTGACGGTAACGCTATCCGAAGGTGCCGTCTGCGCACTCCCAGAGACCGATGTAGTGGTGATCCAGTACGACAACCCAGTTGCATGGGCATGTCCAGTGCCTACCAAGTAGGAAACAGTAGTGCCTGCGGGCGCATAGAGCTTCAATTCTTCGGTTGAGCTAGATGCTGTAGCATTGGTGCTCTCGTCAGCCTTAAAATAGGCAGCAGTCGTTCCAAGATTCTCAAGCTGGATCCCGTAGATTGTTGGAGCCGCTCCCCGGACATCGTCCTCAGCAGTAACCGTAGTAGTGTCTGCGGTGTGCTTGATGAGGCGCGCTGCGAGTGGATCCGCAACAGTACTAACTGTAGAAGCCATGGTGTCTCCTAAGTGGTTGTAATCGTAGCGAGAAAGTTTCCGCTGGGGGCTGTTGTGGCGTTGTCCAGCCCAGAGGTGACAGCCCACATACTCAGATTGGTGAAGGGGATTCCCTCAGGGATGAGCCAACGAGTACCGGTGCTGGCGTTTACTGGAATGATCAGATCCGGAACTGACGTTCCAACAACCGGAGCCGTATTCGTGAACGTCATCTTGAAGTAAACGCGACCACCTGACCACTGGTTGTCCAGATCAATGAAAAGAACGGAGCCCGCATCGCCCTGGGTCATGTCGATATCGATAGTAGCCGTACCGCCACCACTACCGCTAAGGACAGTATCTGTAATCAGAGTGTGGGTGAATACTGAAGAATCGAACTTCGCAATCTTAAAAGCCATTAATCAGCCCTCTATACAGGTAAGTAAACGTCAGCGGCGACGGCGTCGAGGTTCTCGACGTTGCTGCCTGAGCTTGGGAAGGTCAACTGGCCGCCCGTCTGTTCTGCCCAGTTGCCAGCAGTGCCATCATTGGTGTTGACCGAGACACGCCCAGCGTCGTGAACAACGACCCATGTACCGTTGCCATCTGTGGCCAAGTCTCTGGCGTCAGTCCTCGTTAGATCATCCGAGTCACTACTGTACTTCGTCCAGTCTTGACCACCGTCTGTACTTCGAGCGAAGTTGTCTCCAGCAGTGATAATAACGGTAGCCCCACCAGCCACCACCTGCCGGGCAACCGCGTCGATCAAGTTCACGCCAGAGACCGCAGAGCCGCCAACCGTAGCCAAAGACCAACTTGAGGTATCGGCAGCCGTCGCGTGGATGACACGAGTGTTTCCACTCTTTCGGACCAACACAACCCACCTAGACGTACCGCTGTAGGTGCTGTAAGCGATCCCACGAACCAAATAGTTTGAATCTGAAACCGGCGAGTCTGCTGTGTCGTAGACCTTTGTCCAGGATGCTCCATCGTCAGTTGACTTGAAGATCTGGTCGTGGTTATC